TCTTCCATAAAACTTATTAGCTTTTGTATATTGTCAGGTAATTTAGTACCAGTTGTTTCTTCTTCTACTATAGCTTCTTCAGCTTGCTTTGTTAATTCTTGCGCTTCTTCTTTAACTTCATTTATTACCGTGACTTCCTCGTTCTCATTTTCGTTTTTCGTTTCGACTTTTTCTTCGGCAACTTCTTCAAGTCTTGATTCGGGTGCTCGCTCCTCCACTTTTTCCACATCTTTGGTTTGTTCAACCGCATCCACACTTCCTGCGCTTTGCTCTGGAATGGCATCTTCTTCTTTTTTAGTTAAATCTACTTTTGTTACTTTCTTTTGTTCAGTATACTTTTTGGGTCTACCTACTTTCTTTTTCATTTTAAGAGGTTCTTTAGTCTCTTTTTCGGTTTGTGTTGACATAATAAAATATAATAATTAATGTAATTAAGACTGAGATAATACGCTATTTAAAGGATCTTCAAGATCATTTGTTATAGCTGGATTTTCAAAGTCTATAGGATCAAGTCCTTTTTCTTTTTGGTTAGCTATAGCACTTTGTTGAGTGCCTATTATTCTTGCTCTTTTATCTTTTCTATTTTCTATTTCTTTTTCTTTTGCTTCTTCTCTTTGTACTTTTTGCTGACCAAGCTGCATGTTATAGTTAAACTCTAACTCCATCAACTCTCTTTTTATTTGAGCTTCAATTCTCATACGTTCTATTTCAAACTGAGATTTAGCTTTTTCTTTTTTAACTTCAACATCTACCATAGCTTGTTTCTTTTGAACTTCTGCCATAGCAGCTGCTTGAGTGGTTTGAGCATTAGCTTCAGCTTGTGCTTGTATGTTAGCTTGTTGAGCTTGCTGTGCTGCGGCTGCAGCTTGCTTACGTTTTAATTTAAGCATTTGATTAGCTAGCTTCAAATTATTTATTTGTCTAACATCTATAGCATCTTCTAAATTTATACTACCTTGTTGTAGTGCTGCTTGTATATTAGCTTCTAGTTGTTCTTTTTCTCTTTCATCGGGTACTAGATCTAAATATAAACCGTAGTCATATAAATGTATATTTTTTAAATCATCTAATTGACCTACGTTCCAAGTTGATATACTATTTTTTAAAGCTTCTTCAGTTAAAGCAAATTCAATACTATCAGCTGTTCTTAATACAATATTTTCACAAGTCTTTAATGTTAAATATAAATAAGCGTTTAATATATGTTTGGTTGCTACGTTTGAATTAGCAGCAGCAAGTTTTTGTAAACCTACTAATGAGTCTGAGTTAGGCATACTACCATCTCTAGCTTCGTTAAGTCCGGTTACATCTCTTATCATTTGTAAATAATACTGATAAGTTTGTATCAAGCTTTGTATTTTATTACCACCACTGCTTGATTGTAATTCTTGTATAGGTATTTTACCAGGATTAGGATCACCATCTATAGTCATAGATCTACCTAATATACTACCTGTTTGAAAATACATATTCAAAGCTTCTTTGGCGTTGTATGTAGTTCCATTACCTAAATCTACTTCTGCTAAACCATCGACGTCTAAATAAACACCATCAGGTATTAATTTAGATATTACTTGTTGTATCTTTAAATGAGTGAGTTGTATCATATCTGCAAAACCCATCATTCTACCTACTAGAGATTCTATTCTACCTTTATATAATTTAGGAGCACAAATATTGTAATTCATATTAACTTTAACCAAGTTAGATTTTGGTCTAGTCATATTCTTACACATCTCCCATTGTAACATCATGTCGTATCCTAACACTTTACATCCACTATACAATACTTCAATTGATCTAGATACTCTATCAAAATTATCATTTTCTGGTGGATTAAAAGTATCTGGTTTTTCTAATGCTTTATCTAAACCTGTTGCTGTCTTTTTTATTTTATAAACTTGTTCACTATATGTTTTATATTCATAGTATAATAAGTATATATAATTACCATCATAGTTCTTGTTGTAATTATATAAAAAGCTAGCATTGCCTTGATACTGTTCTAATTTTTCTAATTGTTCGTTATTTAAATATGGAAACTGCTTTTTAACCTCAGCTAATGATAAAGCTTTAACTTCACCTACATACCATATATCTTGAAAATTAGGATCTTCAGTATATGAATAAACCATACGGGCTGGATCAACATAATCTACTTTAACACCTTCAGCTTTATTCCAATTAGTTTTTACAGCTCCAATACCTAATGTAACTAAATCTTCTATTATTCTTTTTTTAGTTAAAGTATATTTGTTAAATTCTAAAGTATTATTTATTGCTTCTTCTGCTGCTATTTCACTAGCTTGTTTATAACTAAGCTGCATGTGAAGATCTAGCTCTTCTTTATTTTCTGGTAATTCTTCTGGTTTTTGTGAATTAAATAAATTTAAACCTATAGTACTTTGTAAGTTTTGTAAAAACTCTTTAGCTTGCATATCTCTTAATATGTCTTCAGCATATTTAGATCTTGTACGTCTTGATTCAGGATCTTGAGCAAAAGCTTTAATATCATAAAGCTTATCGTCCATACCGTTAACTACTATATCTACAAATTTAGGTATTATAGGAACAGGTTTCCAGTCTAAATTTAAATAAGATAAATCACCATTAATAGCTAATTCATCTTTATATTTTTGCACAGGTTGCTCTGCTCTAGCATACAACCTTCGCATTCTAAAGTTATTATATTGTGTGTTAAATCTGTTTTCAACTCCAGCTCTAGTTCCGCTAAACCAATCACCCTCAATGGCCATACCGACTTGTTTGCCATATTCCATGCTTTCTTTTACCTCGTCAGGTACCACCTGATCTGGAAAGGAACTATAAGTATTATTAATTTTCATACATTATATTATTTGTGAAATATACCCTTCGTTATTATACCTTCGTATGCCAAGGTTAATGTTATTTTTTTCTCGTACAGGAACTGGCCTATATCTATTTTTATTACAAGCCATAATCGCTAAACCAGAACTTATAGAGGCATCGTACTTAGTTCTATTATTTATATTAAAATGACTCCAGTCTTCTAGTGTTTTTTGAAAATACATATCCCCAAAACCTTCAGGAAGCTCACCAACGTGAGTTTCTATGTAGTATTCAATAGCAGCTGCATGAGCTTGCTTAATGTCTTCACTTGTATTTGGTATCCCACCAATTTCTCTTTCAGAAGAAGATAATTTATTATAAAGCTTATCTGGTCTATTCATTGAAAAACCTCTATAACCTCTTCGCTTAAAATGGTATAGTAATCTAGGTTTGTTGTTTTCAGCTAATATAGGCATACCGTAAAATACACAAGCCATTAATACATCTTCAAAAAATATTTCTGCTGTTTCAGGTCTAGCTATGTATTCTAAGAAAAAGTGATTAGCTGGAGCATCTTCCATACTGAATTTAGTTAATCCGTGTAAAGCTCCTTTAGAGCCCTTACCGTCAACAGTACCAGAAATATCATAACTATCACATCCGAAAGCTCCAATGTGTTCGTTACCGGGATATTTAACTCCATTTTTTACTATAATGTTATTTTGTATTTTTCTATCAGGAACCCATGAAATTAAAAATCTTCCTGTGTTATTAGGCATAAACATTACAGATGAATCTTTAATTCCATTTAACCAAACAAAAGAACCTTGTGTAACGTTTGCTCTATTATTAATTCCTTCGTTATAATCTATTTGTTGGTATATTCTAGTTAGATTAAATAAACTATCTTTTGTTTCATCTCTAAACGCGTGCTTTTCAGTTCTTGGAAACTGTCTATAATATTCATTTAACGCGTCTTGATCATGCTTTAATCCTTCAACTTCGTTTTCCCAGTGGGTGATAACTCCTGTTGTAATCGTGTTACCATCAATTGTTTTAATTGGATTTTGTGGCGAGTCGAAGATAGGGACTCCATGAGCATCCATGAATCCTTCGTAGTTCCACTCCATAGGTATGAACAAGCTATAGAGTCCAGAAGTTGTTTGTCCGTTTTTATTTCGTTTAGTAACGTCTGAATTATTGTAAAGTTTTCTAAAGTTTTCTCCACCTTTGTCTAAAGCGTTTGATGTTGAGCCCATCATACATTTACCTACAACTCTTGATCCTAGTCTTAATGTAGTTTTTGTAACTCTCCAATTGTTTAATATGTTATCAGGCCTTTCCCATTTACCACTTTCATCATGAGCTAGCAGCTTCAGTTTCTCACCATCGTAAGAGTTATCACCTGTATTTTTCCAGTCAATAGTTGTATCTAATCCTTGTAAGTCTGCTGCTTTGATATTATCTTCCAGCTTTCGCCTAGTAAGTTTTGATGCCGGAACCCTATATGCCAACTCCGTCTTGGGCCGGTCCATACCATCTTGGATTGGTTTGAAGAAAAATGGATAGTTAACGGATATTGGTACGACTTTATCTGTAAACATTTTTTTGGCATCTGCACCTGTTTTAGATAATATTCCAAATCTTGAGTCACTCGATATTGTTGCCTGATTAACAAGTTCTGCGCTTGACATAAAGCTAAAGCCACTCCGTCTGTTTTTAAGATAGCACATTCCGTAACATCTTTTATCGGCTTTACAAGCTTCCCAGAATATAAAGAATAATCTATTTGCTTCTCTAAATTCAGGGGCG